GTCTCCGTCCTGGGCTTCAGTACGCGCCAGAATGGATTCCACGATGTCAGCATTGAGGAATTTGGCGACCGGGCTGGTGATGCCTTCGATGCCTTTTGCACGCTCGGTGACTTTGATATAAGCCAGGCCTTTCGCGCCATAAATCTTGATGAAGTTGCCGTAGTCGTCGATTTGCTTACGGCTTAAGCTTGCGCCACCCGGTACGCGCAGAGCAGCCACGCGGCCTTTCGCATCGTTAGCCGGGCCGGAGAAGACGGCAAACTCAACGTCTTTCAGCAGGTCAGCAACGTCCACCAGCTCCATCGGGTTACGCAGGTCTGGTTTGTCGGAGCCGTAACGACGTTCCGCTTCGGCGAAGGTCATGATTGGGAAATCGCCCAGATCCACGCCCTTCACGTCCTGCCACAGGCTGCGCACCAGCGCTTCCATCACTTCACGCACCTGCTCGGCGGTCATGAAGGAGGTCTCGACGTCGATCTGGGTGAATTCAGGCTGACGGTCAGCACGCAGGTCTTCGTCACGGAAGCATTTCACGATCTGATAATAACGATCGAAACCGGACATCATCAGCAGCTGTTTGAACAGCTGAGGAGACTGTGGCAGCGCGTAGAATTTACCTTTATGCACACGGGACGGCACGAGGTAGTCACGTGCGCCTTCCGGGGTCGCTTTGGTCAGCATCGGGGTTTCGATATCGAGGAAACCGTGATCGTCCATAAAGCGGCGCACCAGGCTGGTGATTTTCGCACGGGTTTTCAGGCGCTCGGCCATTTCCGGGCGACGCAGGTCGAGGTAGCGATATTTCAGACGCGCTTCTTCGGTATTGACGTGGTTGAAGTCCAGCGGCAGTGATTCTGAACGGTTAATAATGGTCAGATCGGTCGCCAGCACTTCGATTTCGCCGGTCGCCATGTCGCTGTTGATGTTCTTTTCGTCACGCGCACGCACGGTGCCGGTCACCTGGATGCAGAACTCATTACGCAGCTCAGAGGCCAGCTTTAACGCGTCGGCACGATCTGGATCGAAAAACACCTGCACGATGCCTTCACGGTCGCGCATATCGATAAAGATAAGGCTGCCAAGATCACGACGACGGTTGACCCAACCACACAGGGTCACCTGCTGTCCGACGTGGGACTGACGCAGCTGCCCGCAATATTCTGTACGCATGAGATATCCCTTAACTTAGCCGCAGGCTACAAGGTCGCAGCTTTCTGTATGTCAAACTGGATGAAAAAAGGCGGCTATTATACTGGAAATTCCGCCAGACGATAAGAGAGAAGCACACCAGACGCGCGATTGCTGCTCGCATCTTGCATATTCTCACAAAAATTAACAAAAATATCAGGCCCGGAACACGCCATGGCAGCGTAAGGTATTAGCAACACTAACTATTTAACAGGAAAAACCATGTTGACATTCGACGCTGCTAAAACCGCCCTGGTCGTCATCGATTTACAGGAAGGGATCCTGCCCTTTGCCGGTGGCCCGCATACCGCCCAGGACGTGGTCAGCCGCAGCGCCCGCCTGGCAGAAAAATGCCGCGCCAACGGTTCGCCGGTGGTGTTGGTCCGTGTCGGCTGGTCTGCTGACTTCGCCGAAGCGCTGAAACAGCCTGTCGATGCCCAGGGGGCGGCCCATGCCCTGCCGGACAACTGGTGGGACTACCCACTGTCACTTGGCAAGCAGGAGAGCGATATTGAAGTGACCAAACGCCAGTGGGGCGCTTTCTACGGCACCGATCTTGAGCTGCAGCTGCGTCGTCGCGGCATCGAGACTATAATTCTCTGCGGGATCGCCACCAATATTGGCGTGGAATCTACCGCGCGCAACGCCTGGGAGATAGGCTTTAATCTGGTGATCGCCGAAGATGCATGCAGCACGGCCACCACCGAGCAGCACCAGGCCAGCATGACCCATATCTTCCCGCGCATCGCCCGTGTGCGCAGCACTGAAGAGATTATCAACGCGCTATGATCTATCTGGGTTTACCCCAATGGTCGCACCCGAAGTGGGTGCGGCTGGGCATTAACGGTCTTGAAGAGTACGCCCGCCACTTTAACTGCGTGACGCGGTAATTTTTCAAATCACTAAAGAACGCCCAAGAGCATGTGTTTTCTTTAGCGTAATCAAAGCATTATAAACATGCATCATATGAAATTCGGTAAAGTTCGTATGAGTTAAAATGTCCCAACCATGCCCCAAAACTGGCATTTATGCCCCATACATGCCCCAAAAACCTCCCTTAAAAAGCTATGCTCCCTACCGTTGATACTGTATAAATAAACAGTATAAATTACGTGCTAAATCATTGTTGTTTTGGAGGCGTTATGTTCGTTGAGTTGGTATACGACAAACGGAATGTAGAAGGATTATCAGGTGCCAGAGAAATAATTCTCAATGAGCTAACAAAGCGGGTACACCGGATCTTTCCCGCTGCAGAGGTGAAGGTTAAGCCGATGCAGGCTAACGGCTTAAACAGCGATGCCAGCAAAAGTGATCGCGAAAAGCTGAACCGCATGCTGGAAGAGATGTTTGAGGAGGCTGATATGTGGTTGGTTTCGGATTAAATTATTATGGCACCAGAAAACTATAGTGACCATTCAAGCCTGCTTAACGCTTAGAAAGGAAAGCGCGCTTAGTAGTGGCAAAATTTGGTATGCCACTACAGTACTACTAACACCGATCTTTTGATAAATTCATATGAAAAACGTCTGCCTCGTGTAAAGTAGGAGTCAGGCATTGGTGCTCACTTTCCCCAAAGATACACGTTCTTTCATAAGAGGTTTACATGTCTAAAGTAGATATCGTATTCGACAATAACGTATGGGACCTTTTATCTAAATGGGATTTAAAATTAAAACACCCATGCTTTTCTGAGCATTTCAATATCATATACCCTAAGGTAGTAGGTGTTGAGCATGATCACGTTAACACGCCATCTGACGTAAAGAAATATAAAGATCAGCAACTCCAGTCAATGGATTATGATACTACATCATTTTTTGGTTTCGCAGATCAACCAGCAAGTTCGGGATTTGGACAAGGTTTCATGGCCGATGAAAGTGATATGGTCTTCATCGAATCAGGACATGAAATAATTAATAGAAATGTACCATTCCCTAAGTATTTTGCAGATCAAACCATATTAGCACTTGCGGACAGACATAAAGCTTATGTGGTTACTATGGATGATAAAAAACCATTTAAAAAATTGCCTAACGTTATTTCACTCAAAGAAGTAAAAGATAGTGAAATGACGGTTCAACAGTTTTCATCATTTTTATTGTCGATAATAGATGAGAAAATTAAAAACACCTCCGATTTTTAATATTTTACCCAAAAAACGCCGCGTATGAACGAGTGCGCGGCGTATGTTCCCCGCTAACATTTTGGATTAAGCTGAATAGCAGCGTGGAAAGCCGAGTTAATGTCTGATTGGCGGGGCATGATTACCTCTCATTTATTATTGCTGTGTATTCATACAGTAGTTTTAAAGAGGTTGCAGATCAAGAAAGCATTGCCTATTGATAGATAATGCTGAATATCTGGCTGTTCTGCCGAATTGACCAAGCGGGTATACCAGAATTTCCGGTATAAAACTGAGCTCTGAAAAGCCCAGAGGACTGTAGCGGTGACAGGAGCCCGCTTCGTGTCAGCAGGGACTTAATCCACCTGTTTAGGCCAGCGTCTTCTGCGTGGCGTTGGACGAATGGAGCGCGTAGTAAGTCGGGTTCCGCATACGGAACATACCGCGCCGTGGGGCAGGTTTTGCTCGGGATTAAAGGAGGTGAAAAAGAACCGGTTACTTCTGCAAACAGGACAGATGAATTTCATGACAGGTACGATGCCCCCGGGCCGTTAGCTGTATCAAATTAATAAATATTTTTATATAGCTAACAGTGCCTCAATTCAACATTTCTCAGTATCAATACTTCACACGCAGTTTGACCCTGCCCCATTTCCGCCTGTGCCATTTGGCCGGTCGACATTTTAAAAAGCTGATTTTTAAAGTAATGGCAAATGCTGCCGATATGTTACTTACCTGCGTCATGAACGCAGGATTAATAACAAAGCTAAGGGAGTTATGCCCGCTCCCGTGCGGGCTTTTTTTCTATCCTGAGTTGTTCGCTGAGACAGCTGATGATAATTACGGCTGAACATCCGGCTGTTCTTCTGGGACTGTTTCAGCCATAGCAGCCGCGGCCTCCAACTGGCGCTGATTCCAGATGCTGTCCACCGGCATCTCCACACGGACAGAGACGAACTGATCGACCGGGATATCAACCGGGTCGCCTTCGGAAATCCCGGAGATCTCATTTCTGGCGAACGCCGGAGCATCAGGGTGGGTACGGTGAAAGGTTTTTACCAGCACTGAGCCGTCCGGGTTAACTTTATAATCCAGCCAGATAAGCGGTTGCCGGTTACGGTCTTTGGGTATATCGAACCCGCCATCAACCCCACCCCAGGCCGCATCTGAATTCAGCCCTATGCAGCCCCTTATCAGATACTCCCCTACGCCCAGTCGCTCGACTGCGCACCCCTCAGATTCTTCGTTGCAGACTGCCCGGCCGTCATGAAACAGGCGGATGACTGGCGAGGCTGCTTTTAAGGTTCCATCGGCAGCCTGGGTTGTATTCCCTGAGTGATAGAAATTAACCCTCCACTCTTCAGACGCACCAAAGCATGCAACCCCTACAACCTTCCTGTCCCGGTTGAAGTAATTGATCATCCTGATTACTGAGAGGCCGCCTGTTGCAGCAGATGAAGCCCTGAGAACGTGCTTGAGTTCCACGCCTGAGCCACCATACCCGGTGTTCCCGTCATAATATGCGTAATGAGCGCCCTTCTCCTGAGCTGACGTCGGGACAGTAACGACGGGATCACCTATTCCCAGCGTATCGCCCACCGTTATAACCTGCCCCTTCGCTGCGCCAACATCCTTTTTGGCGGCCGTGCCCAGATCCGAAATCTCCGCAGTGGTCAGAGTAATACTGTCTTTTCTGTTTGCCATGATTTAACTCCTAAGCCCAGACGCGAGCCGGTGTTTTCGGTGTAACCACAAAGTCGTTCAGCCCGGATAAACCGAGCGAGTCATTCATGACCCGCAAATTGACGTGATAGCCGGGTTCGGTGGTGTACTTAATGATTTCGTTTTCTTCACCGGGATTGATAACTTCAGCAGGAACAGTGATAACCCCGACGATATCCAGGCTGATATCCGGGTGATATAAACCACCCTTCTCCTCATCATCCACAAACCCCGCCGCGATTAATTGCGTGCGCATTTCATCAGCGTCAGCAAATCGCAGATATAAATCCATCATTAGCGAAGCCCTTTAATTTGGTTAGGTGTAAGCGCGCGGTGCCAGATACGCAGATTTCGAATGTGATAAACGAATCTCACGGATGTGGTTTGATTTGAGTTCCCTATATAAGAAACGGATTGCGTTGTGCCGTTAGGCTGTACGTTATCAGCGGAAGAAGTATTACCCCCGTAGAACGTTGATACTTTGTTACCTTCTATTGCGTGTGCGAACACCCCGCTTTCGCCTTTTTTACAAGGCACACTTATAGCACCGCTGCTGCGATATGCTTTTAATGTGTTGTCATTAACCCATCGGCAAGCAATATCATTACTCGGGCCTTGAACCTTAACGATCTCAATATAACCAGCGGCATCCTGGAAATACTTAGGGAAAAACTCAAATGCCAAAGTCCGATTAAATAGATTTGCCAGAGAAGTATATCCACAGTTTTCTTTCGGTATTTGCCAGTAATCAGCCCCGCGCGTAACCGTGGCCGCTGTCGTTGGGATGTACGATGTAGGGAACGGGCTGTCTTCTAATTGCGCGCCCCACACATATAGGCCTGATTTGCCGTCACCGGTGTAGCTTGCAGTAACACCATCTTTAGCCAATTGAAGGCGGATCACGGTGCTTTGACTTGCTGCAGCGGTAAACGTCATCCAGACGCGATAAACGCCGTTCCCGATATCTTCGAATCCGCGATCAACGTACTGAGTGCCAACCCCACCACTCCCGGTAAATGCTCCCGTTTCAGGGTTGAAAAAAACCCCTGACGTGCTTCCCGAAGCAACGCGCAAATATAAAAGGCGAGGGCTTGTATGGGCTTTAACAAAAACGGAAAAGCAATAAGTCGTTCCTGCCGTCAAAGAAATATTGCGATCCTGCGTGTAATGCTCAGCCCCTGCCGTGTCCTCAATTACCAGCGCCATTGTCTTATCGCCGCGTGGTGAATTATCGCTGTTGTTCGTTGTGGTAACTCTTGAGCCTGATCCCCACTGCTCGGAATAGGTATACAGATTCGTGATTTGAGGCTCCATTAATAAGCCCTCACGCTCGAAACGTGGCTCATTAATATCAGCGGTCTGTAATACGCCCGATTTGTCAAAATACGTCCCAGCTGTTTGCCGGATAAAGTTCGCTGATTTTGTTGCTAACTCCAGTATCTGTCCTGAAATAGTCAGCCGGTCATAAGGCGCGGAACCCGCCAGCAGGCGCATGTCATCATTGAGCGGCAACCAGACGTCAGGGAACGGGGCTGCCTCATAGGGTACAGACGTCAGCAGCTGCGCCGCGGCTAGTGATGCTGCGGCACTGCTGGCGCTATTAGCAGCATTGGTCTCCGACGTTTTGGCATTCGTCTCAGACGTTTTCGCGTTCGTCTCGGAGGTTTTGGCATTTGTTTCGCTGGTCTTGGCTGCAGTAGCGCTGCTTGCCGCTGCGGTCTTTGACGAGTTCGCGTTCGTCTCAGAGGTTTTTGCGTTTTTCTCTGATGCTGCCGCTGCAGCAGCGCTGGCTCCTGCCGCACCCGCCTGAGCGATCAGCTTCGACCAGCTGGGACCCGTCTTTTTGGATTCGTCTGCCAGGGTTACGGTGACGTCGCCGGTACCCGATAAAATCAGGTCCTGGTTGATGATACTGGTTTGCGCCAGGCGAAAACCTTCCGTGACGGCTTTCGCCAAATCGTCATCAAGTGTGGCCATTCGTGATGTCCTTAAAATAAAAAACCCAGCCGGAGCTGGGTTGGATGTTTGAGGTTGTGGGGATCAGGAGAAGGAGCCGGTACCGCGAGTCACGGTCATTGTTGCAGCAGTGATTCTCATTGTAGCGTTGCCAGAGCTGAGAACGATACTGGCTTCGATGCGCTGCCCGCCCAGACCAGTAACTGCATGTTTTGCGGAGAACCATACCCCACCTACAGGAACGTCATAAGTGAACGTTCGAACGTTGCCTGCAATAGTCACCTGAACAGTAGCCACAACTGCGCCTACGAGCCCTCTCACATATATTAGAGAATCCACAATCGCGTTTTTACTTAAACCGCTATTACTGGAGTCCATATAGACCATTGGTATGCTTGTTGAAACAGCGCTATCTGATCGAGCACTGGCATCCGGGTACACCCCTGTGTTAGCAACGTCACCAACAAAGGATGTCGCTTCCACAGAACCTTTAAAGCTCCCACTGGTCGCCTCAACTCTGCCTTTAAAAATCCCGTCAGTGGCATAGATCGTCCCGCGAACTGTCACGCCGTTAAACGTCGCATACCCGGATTTATTGATATGCCAGCCGACATTGCCGGTCCCGTCCCAGTTGCTGGACTGGATGTAATTCCCGATCTTGCCGTTGTCGATGGAACCGTCCTGGATGAACACCGAACGCATGAACATCTGGCCGCCGGTCGAAGCAAACACCAGCTCCTGCCCGTTCGTCGTCGGGTTATACACCGCGAACGTATCGGCAGAAATCAGGAAGTTTGAGGCCCCTGCGCCGTCAATGCCCAGCTGAATACCCGCGATGCGTTTGACACCGTTCGCTTCCACCTGGACTTTAACGCCCCATTGCGCGTTCAGCTTACCGTTGATGTCA